TTCCGTAATTTTTATCGATACGAATAGTAATTTTCATTGTGATAACTCCGGTTATAGGGTAGCGCGGTGCGCGAGTGCGTCTGATATCTGGCCGCTGCGGTAGAGCGCGTCAACAAAATCAACGAAAGCGCATCGGGTGTCGGTCGGTTGCTGATTCTGCGGCTTGCGCTTGGCGGTCGGATGCTCGGCGTAAAAAGCGGCGCGAATTTGTTTTTGCGTTGTGTACATGGTCGGCCTTTCAATAAATGCAGATACCGCGCGAATAGTAGGCGGCTGGGTCTTTGTCGGTGGGTACATCGTCGGGTCGCAGGATATACAGCGCGGCTCCGCGCGGGTCGGGCTGAATGTAGGGCTTTAAGTCGTGCGCGTTGGGGTCGTGGGCGGTCGCTGAGTCGGCATTGAATCGGCGCTCGTTACAGGCGCGAATAATCGCAGCCAAGCGGCGCAACGCGCCAGTTTCGCGGTCTGCTACTGGGTAGCGGGTTCCGCGCTCGGTTCTCATGTAGGGTTTTCCGGTAGTATCGTCGCGCTCGATGCAGCCATAATCGTTGCCACATTCAAGCTCATGCCAGCGGCGCAGGGTTAAGCTAATCCGGCGCAGTTTGGCGGCTTCGTCGGTGGTAAATCCGAGCGATAGCAGGGTGTTTTCTTGCGCGGTCTGGCGCGCGGCTTCGGTCTTAGTCATGGTGTCGGCTCCATTAATTTAGGTCTAGGGATTGCTGCCCGAAATTAATCGGGCGGTCGGCGGCGGGTGCTGCTGGGCGGATCTGTTGCGGTTCCTGCTGCTGCAAATTCTCGGGTGCGATTTCCCACATATTCCAGCCACAGGTAATTACTTGGTGGCCGTGTTTCAGCATTTCGTCGATAAAAGCGCGGTCGGTCTTGCCCCATTGGTCGGAGTCAAGCGGATAACTGCAAACAAAATGCCAGCCTTGGCGGTCGTTTTTAGCGTGGTAATTGATGAGCATGGTCGGTTTCCTTATTGGTCGGGGTGAGGGTTTTCGTACGCGCTGCGCGCAACAGCTAACAGCATTTCAGCTTCGCGGTCAGTCAGTCCGAAATGGTCGGCGAATCCGCCGATAGTCAGAAAATCATTTACCCAAGTCAGATAAATATTTGTTAATTGTTCGCGAGTCATGGTCGGTTCCCTCTCAGAATAAAAACAGCGCAAAGAAAAAAGCCCACAGGAACAGCGCGCCAAGCGCGCCAGCCAGCATCTCAAGTAAGGTCTGCATGGTCGGCCTCGCGGGTAAGGTCTTGAATCGCTTGTTTTGCTTCGGCGATAACGCGCTCGCGCATATCGGCGTAATAATCATTATCGGAAACAAAATCCCATAAGTTCCGATACAAGCAACCACCAAGATAGTCTGCGGCAAGTTCGATGCCGTTCTTACTGGCGGTTACTTTGGCGGTAAACCAATGAAATGTGCCGTTGTCGATATCGCGGCAGAGTTGGTCGATATCTTCAGCGGTCGGGTCGAACAGGTCGCGCGGGTGGGTATCTTCCGGCGTGGCATAGAATCGGATAGTGAATCCGTCGAATTGTTTTTCGTTGATAAGTTCCCAGTGTGTCATCTCAGCATCTCCAGTGGTGGCCGAGCGCGGCGGCTCGGCCTTGTGGGTCAATAGTCGAATTCATCCTCGAGGGCAGTAATAAGCCCGTCGAAATCCTCGGAAGCACCGAGCATTGAAGCCAGCGCGAATACTGCATCGCGCGGGTAATCTTCGGCGAGTGATTCCAGATACTCGCGGCGGTTGGCAAAACCTTCAGCTTGATAGTCGTTCATGATGACGGCCTCTTATGGTTGGAAGCGTGGCAAGTCACGCACAAAGGTATTTTCTTGGTACATCTCAGAGTATTGGACAGGCTGCCCGGCGGCGGCTTTGGCGGCTGCAAAGTGGGCGAAATCGCAATCCTCTTCCAGATAAACAAGGTCGGCGCGCTGGTAGGAATAGCGGCTGATCTTGTGGGCGATACCGAGTGAGTCAAGTTCAGCGCGGGGAACTTCAAGCCAGCCGTGGCCGGGGTCGGTGATAAAGCGGTAAGTCATGATTCATTCTCCCAAATGAAATGCCGGAATCCGTCCGGCGGCGGTGGCTCCTGTTAGGCGGTAGCGCGCTCGTAGGCGGCTTCCCAGCCGGTCATGTAAGGGTTGTATCCAAAGTCGATAACGGTTTCATCATCGGCGAGTCCGTAAGCGGAAACGAGCGCCCAGCCGATCTGTCGGCCTTCGTTGTCGGCGATCAGAATCTCGGCTTCTTCAACCGATGTAATGCAGTCAACGATTGCTTGATAGTCGGTCGAGCGTTTCACTTCCCATATTTCGCCGTCGAAAACGGAAACAGTATTTCCACCGGCGAGGGCGTAGCGGATTAGGTGTTCGTAGGCTTTCATGGTCGGGGCTCCGGTTAAGCGGTCGGTGGGCAAATAGTCATGCGCGAATCAAAAAATTCGCCATCGTAAAAGTGAATCAAATCATCCAAAGTTTCAAAATAGAAATGGTGGTGGCTTACCGAAGCGCACCAATGGGTTTCAATTAATTTGCTGTCGTGTTGGTCGCGGTAGATAAATTGGCTTTGCATGGCGGTTCCTTTCAGGCAGCAAGTTTTGGGCGTTGAATAACGGTTTGCTTCACTTCGTTGCGGACTCCGTGTTCTTTTACGGTCGCGGTGATAGTGACGGTTTGGCCTTCGTCGATGGCGAAAGCGGCGGCGGTTCCCTTGTAAATAACTACGTTTTGGTTTTCATCTTCGAGAATGTGTAGGAAAGTAATGCCGGAGTCATAGCGGCTGAATTTCATCCCTTCGAGTTCGATAATTTTTCGCAGGGTGAGCGTCAAGGTAATTTTCTGGCCGATTGTGCCTAGGTGCTGGCGGTTCGCGTTGGTGGCGGCTTGTTTATCTGCCCATTCAGCGCGGCGCGCGGCTCGGCTGTCGATTCCCTTCAAGATGGCGGCGCATTGGTTAGGGGTCAGCTTTCCGTAGGTATCGAAGGCAAGTGCCAGACTGCCGATAAATCCCTCGGCGTAAGTCATCCGGCCATAGTCGGCATCGATGCGGCCAGCGTGGAGTGCATCTTCAATTTCGGCGGCGCGTCGTGTATTGGCGCGCCATGTTTTCTGCGCGTTGGCAATAATGTTTGCGCGGACTGCGCGCTCGTAAGCGGCAGGGTTTTCAATGATGTTTACATGGATTGCCATTAGTAAGCCTCCAGAGTATTTATCTATAGGGGTGTTACAGGCTCTATTTATAGTTCCTATCCCATCAAAATGCAATAGGTCGCAAGCATAAAACTATTGCATTCTCTGATTGTATTTCGCTATAGAAATGCTCGGATTGATAGCCGCCGATATCCTGTACCGGCGGCGAGGTGGGATCAGTCCTTGAACATCGATTTCACTACCGCATCGGCCAAGCGGACTGCATCAAGTGAATTTTCAAGTTCGGGGAATATCTCGCATATCAGGATGTAGCAATTAGATAAGCGGATTGCTTCCTGATCGTCGGTTGCTTGTTTGGCGGCTTCGAGTTTGCTTAGTAGGCGGTTGTAGTTATTCATGATGAGTGATAAGTCCTTGTAGGTTGTAAGTGGCGGGAAATTATTGCTCCCACCTGTTAAGACGATTCAAGCCGGGAAAAGTGAGGATGTATTTTTCTATGGGGTTTGCGGTATCGATAGCATTGCTATCAATTTCGCGCGGGTGATTGATTTTCTGTATTTGTTCCGGTATCGTCGCGGCAGATAAACCAGCGAGCGCGAGCGAGCAGCGGCACACAATGAACAGGAAAGCCATTAAGACCCAGATAGCAGAATCAGGCATAGAGTCTGTAATGCGTATAAAGAAAAACACGCTTACCACCAAACAGAAGCGATTCGCTGAACAAGTTGCACTAGGTGCTACCGGTGCGGATGCTTACAGGGTTGCATATAACGCCAAGGGGAAACCAAAGACAGTCGGGAACCATGCAAGCAATCTCAGGCAGCATGAGGGTATCCGGCTGGAAATAGAACGGATAGAACGGGCTAATGAGTTGGCGGCATTGCATTCTGCCCAAGGCTTGAGATCAATCGTCATTTCTACACTTGCTGAAATCGCAACAAACCCCGAAGAAAAGGCAGCGACACGGGTGCAAGCGGTACGTTCTATCGGCCAGCTTGTTGGCGTCGATGCATTCAGGGAAACCAAGCGAGTGGAACACGTCAAAGATTCCGGCGAACTCCGAGCGCAGATCCTCGACCAGCTTAAGACAATGATGCTCAGCACGAATGATGCTCAGGATGTTGATGCGACAGACTTGCTGGCAGAATTGGCAGGTGATGATGCGGCAGGGGTGGAACCCCACCCTGTACCCACCCCCCCAAATCCGGAATGGGACTCCGGCTCGCATGTACATAGTATTCCACACACCCCCTCCCAAGAATTTACCGAACCCAGCGATATCCCTGCCAGCGAAACACCCCCCTTGTCCTCCGAAACGGGCGACCCCCCGGGGGATATTTTTGGCGAAAATGATGGTGTTAACAAATGAGAAACATGGCAACGTTGCCACATTTCAAGAAAAGCAACAAAGAGCGGATTGAGATAAATCGTGAGATGGTGATGCGTCGGCGGGAGATGACGTATGAGGAATGTATGGGGGTTGGTATGACGCCTGCGCAGAAGGAGGTGTTTTTGGTGATAGATGAGTGGTGGCGGAAGTATGGGTTTGGGCCGTCTATCCGGGATATTTGCAGGATACGTGGGAAGGGTGGGATGGGGAATACGCAGGAGATAATAAAGCGGCTGGTGAAGTTGGGTGTGGTGAAGCGGGTGACGGGGAGTTTTAGGTCAGTGCGGCCTGTGTATATACAGTTTAGGGATCTGGAGTAATGGATCTAGCGGATTTGATAAGTCGGCTACCGGCGGCGGAGCAGGAGAAGTTGCTGGAGCAGGTGTCGCAGTATAAGGATGCGCTGGTACGGGAGCGGGCGCAGAAGTCCTTTATGTCGTTTGTGAAAGAGATGTG